TCAATATGGGTCAGAAAACTCTTGCATAACGGACGGCAACCACAGAAGGATATCCTGATATTCGTAATCTATACCAAGAGAGAACCGGACCCGGTTTCCGTCCTGGTCAAGATTGGGCGGATCAAAACTATGGCTGTGGTAGTAAAGGCCGACAGGAAGGGCGGCAGGCCGCTCTGTTTCGGCTTCTTTCATTACGTTACGGAATGCATCTGACATCGCCTTGCGGCTGGTCAGAGCCGCAAGAGAGGCCGTGCCTCGCGGTACCATCAGGTGCAGCCAGACGGTGCCATCCTCCAGATTGACAGGCTCACCAGCGCCAGCGCGGTCAGATGTGCTGGAGGCAGTTTCCAATAACCAGTAGGGAGCCTCAGGCACTGTTTTATTCTGGGCAGCAGGATCCAGAACCTGTTTACCGTCAGCCTGAGCAGCTGCTGTGGCAATTGCCCAGGCGCTGGCCCAGACGGCTGGTGACGTCATGACGTTTCTCCACCGGCTGCTATCAGGGTCCAACCGCAGAGGGTCGGGCCATCATAGACAGCAGTTGCATCAGTCAGGGTATAGGTGCGTGCGCCATCGCGCAGGCGGTCGAGAGCGCCCGGAGAGCCGTAGCCAGACGAGGCCAGTTCATCGTTCGTGATCTGCGCGATGAAAGCCGTCTGGGCTGTGGCATCCGCAATCTGCGCTGCCTGGGCAGGCGGGGCGTAGCCCACGACCGTGACGGACGTTTTCCCGTCAGCGGTCATGAGCCGCATCTGGCGGCCCTTGGCGTGGATCTGGCGGCGGCGGCGTTCGGTTTTGTAACTCACCGAATGCCCCCTGACCTATAGGCTGACAACAGATTTGCTGCATCCTGCGGCAGGCCACCTGTACCAGCCACTGTTGCAACCCATGACGTTGACCCAACACCCTGCTCTGATTCTGATTTCAGGTTGGGGTTTCGGGCTGCATCATGCCAGCTGGCGGATGCGGTGATGCGGATGGCACGCTGGATATCCAGAGGAATGGTGCCTCCGGTCCCGTCTGCTCCAGGCACACTGTAACCCGCTGTGTAGGTTATGACGTAGCGGGCAGGGTGCCAGAGGGTAGGGCCATTTTCCGGTGGGTAGAGCATCCCACTGGATGAATCCATGGAGCCGAAAACGCTGGCAACGTCAGCATCACTCAGGGCTGTGCCGTTGATGGACACAACCTTGAGCGCTGTGACCGGATAACGCCCCAGAACCAGACCGATGCGTGGCTGATCTCGCTGGAGATCAAGAATATCGCGCCAGTCAGATGCCAGAACGGGGCGGCCGATATAGGCCAGAACAGCGGCTGATGCCTCCAAAAGGCGACGTGACAGGTCCGCGTCCTGTGTATCGTCCGTGATATTCAGGTCTGATTTCAGGTCAGACAGGGAGGCAAGCGCCACCAGTTGCGCTGGTGGGCCTACCCGAATGGTGTGAGACATGGCTTGCCCCCCGGTTTGAGATTAGCCGCCTGTTCCACCGGTAGTGGCAGTGCTGATGCCTGTGAAATCACCATTGATCAGCGCTTCAGGGCGGTAGACGGCCAGAGCCAGACGTTCCTCTGCCAGAATGGTGACCATATTCTTGACGAAGTTGTCCCGGTCTTCTGTCGAAATGCTGACAGTCGCATCCTCACGGCCAAAAATCTGCGCGGCCAGACTGAAAGCGCCCGTCATGAATTTGCCCTGAGCCATGGCAAGGCTTTCTGCGACAGGCAGCCCCCAGAGGGTTGGACCAGTCAGCCCAAGCGGATTAGCAAAAATGTAGCGAAGCTGGCTATCTTTAGTCAGTTCGATACTGGCCCAGTCGGTCGGGTTCAGAATGTGACCGGTCGCTGGATATTCCGCCAATGTGGTCTGCAACATGGCGAGACGCAGACGGTCAATCATGGTCTCGTTTTTGATAGAAACACCAGTTGGCTGTGCATATTTTACGGATTGAGCCATCAGACCCTTAATTGTCACGCCACTACCGTCCCCATTGAGCAGCGCATCATCTTCCTTAAGGCCCAGACCGATACGCAGCCGCCCGTCAATGTAGCTCTGAAGCATCGGTGCATCAGCGAGGATTTGCTTGGACGCCATAATGAAATGGGCGACCGTTCGGACAGGCAGGCTTTCGAGCGCAAACACAATGTCAGACTGCGGCTTGGGGGTGCCGGGATTTTCGGCCACAAAGTCGGCATTATTCGTAAAGCCGGTTTCCTTGACGTAATCAATCGCGCCAGAGGAGGTGCTACCTGGCATCAGAAGGTTACGGATAACCAGTTTACGGGTTGGCTGCTGGATAATCTGTGGCTGGCGATCAGCGACAACCAGACCCGTGGTGCCGGATATCCCCGTGGAACTGGCAGACGTGATGTTTTTCACCTCAATCTGCACAGTGCCTTTCCAGCTGCTACCACGCGCCATAGCCGCCTTGACTTCATCTGCCCCAACAAACCGGTGACCGATGGACTGGGCTGATAGATCATTCTGGCCAGTACCACGTGCGCCCTTCTGTTCCATTTCTGTCACGCGGGCAGACAACGCGTTCATTTCGGTGAGGGCTTTATCCGCAGCGGATTTGGTTTCTTTGGTGACTTCACCAAGGTTTTTAAGTTCACTCTTGGCTGTCTCGGCGAAGGTCTTAACTTCATCCGTTGCAGACTTGAGGTCGGCAACTGCGGCTTTGTATTCTGCTTCTGTAGACATTGGTTTTCCCATAAAAAAAGCCGCCTCATGGGGCGGCTGGTGGGTGAAATTTGCGGACTGGTTAGCGCAGCGAGAAACTACCCAGACCAGGAGGGATCAGGCCGGGTGGCCTTGGCGCAACGCCAATAGCCGCACGAAGTCCGGCTAGGGCAGACTTCATTTCTTCCGACATGCCAGGAACAGATTTTTTCCCCTTCAGCATGTCATGCATGGAAGCGATCTGGCTGGTCTGCGCAGTCACTATGGAACGCGCCAGAGAAATGGCAGGGGCACTTTTCCCATGCGCAATCTCTGCCTGGGCCATGGCAAGCGCCCCCTGATGATGCGGAATCATCATGGCCAGAAAATCATGATCAGGATCTCCGGTCATGGTGGCATTCGACATCTCCCGCATCATGTCTGACATGGCCTGATCCAGCGCTTTGTCAAAATCCGACTTGCTGGCAGGATTGCCCATGGCTGCTTTCAGCCCCTCTGGCATACGGGAGCCGGTCAGGGCCTCATACGCATCCTGCAAATGGGTCAGCAACTGCTGGCGCTCATCAGCGGTAGGGGCGTCGCTGCCCTTGAGGGATGCCTGATAGATTTTGAGGGCATTTCCCACTGCCTGTATGGCCGCTGTAGCCTGTATGGTCGTCTTGTATTCGGCCCCAGACCGGCGCTTTAGCTCTGTGACACGTGCCAAGGCGTTGCTGGGATCATCCACAAGGCTGACCTCAAACAGATTGGCCTGCTTGATCTGGCGCTTGGGGCCGTTCGGATCTGTCATCTTGACGGAACCGCCCTGCGGGACGCTGTAGCCGATGGACAAACCACCCAGCGCACCATCTTTCACGCGCTCATAGAGCAGGCGTCCGGCATCCGTGTTGGTGCCGCTGATCTTGCCCTTGACGTGCAGGCCCTTGGTGTCTTCGGCCATCTCGCTCCAGACGCCAGCAGGGACACCATCACCGCCAAAGACGCCGTGCATGACGTGCATGGGCAGTGCGCGGCCCTGCGCCTTACGCTCCGCAATGGAACGGGCAAACGCGCCGGGCATGATGACATCCCCATGGGAGTCCGTGTTGCCAAAGACAGCGCCATACCCCTCCACATGGCCGTTGGCACCGGTATCGCCAGCCGCAAACTTGACCTCAAAGGGGACGGCGCAGATTTCCATGCCGTCTATCATTCGTCAGGATCTCCTAAAATGCCGACCTGCGGCTTTGGCGATGGCAGGGCAGCGCCATTGACCGGCTTGACTGCTGGCTGAATGGCTATCACGCCAACATCTGTTAGCGGGATCATCTGCGCCTGGACGGTGAGCATGTCGCCACCAGGCAATGGCGGCAGTCCTTCTTTCTCACGCACTTCATTGCGGGTTTTAATCCCGTTCTGGACCTGCGTTGCTTCCAGCTGGGCGCGCGCCTGACTGTCTGCGCGTAAAAGCGCATCCACATTGTGTTTGGCGAAATACTGGGCTTTTTCAGCGGCGCTGAGGAGGCACCGAGAAATGGCCTGCTCAATCCGCACCAGCCAGGGCTGCAAGGTGTAGGTCAGAAACCAGAGGTTCATCTGCTCCAGACCGGAGCCCCATGCGGTGGATTTCTCCATTCTGCCGATCATGACCGGAGCCACACCGTACCAGCGACAGATTGTCTCGACATTGAAACCCCGTGTTTGCAGAAGCTGCATATCTTCCGGGTTCATGCCGATGCTCTCGACCGTCCAGCCGCCTTCGAGCAGTGGCGTTTTCCCAGCGTTTACAGCACCGGAATAGTCGTTCAGGATTTCCTTGGCACGGGCCAGCATTTCATCAGGCACCCAATCTGGGCTTTTGATGTAAGTCTGGCTAAGCATGCCATTGGCAAACATTCTTGCGGCAGTTTCTTCCGCTGCCATGGCGCTGCCTAACTGCTGGCGACCGGCAGAGATGGGAGAGATTCCCATCATGCCGTCAGTGCAGTAGCCCTTGATATGGAAAATCTGGTCTTCCGTCAGGACAAGCTGCTGGCCCTGATAACTATAGGTATAGGTCAGTTCTCCCGTATTGATATCCCGCCGCACTGTCATGCGATCCGGCCGCAGAGGGTTTAGCGCAATAACCGTGCCATCACCGCGTCGCACAACCTGGGCAAAAGCATTCCCCCACAGCATGAGGCAACTGACCATGGCGCTCCAGAATTCCATTGCCGTCATATCGGCATTGGGAGCGACATAGAGGATGCGGTAGAGCGGATGCTCCCGCGCCAGCAGAGAAGTATCATCAGGCTGGCGCTGGTAGAGTTTGAGCGGCATGGCAGCGATGGTGTCGGAAATCAGCCGCGAACACGCCCAGACCGTATCGAGCTGGATAGCGGAATCCACCGTGACCAGTTTGCCGCTATAGGTCGGGCCACCAGCCAGGAAGGCACCCAGTCGCAGGTCTGTCAGGGACACACCTGTGACAGTCAGGGTCATGGCGTTGGCCGCCTTATACAGCCAGCCCTTTACCCTGCTCTTGAGTGTCATGCCGTTAACAATCCTCTGCGCATAAATCCGGCCATTGTCGGTTTGGCCTGTGGGTTTTTGCTCATGAGCACTACCGCGTTGAGCAGTGACATGAGCGGGTCAATTTTCAGATAACCGGCAGCCTGCTTGGTAATGATGATGGCGTTGCCACGCGCCTCTACCTTGGCGTTGCTGACGGCCCACGCCATGATGGGCTGCCCACAATGGAGCAGGCTGCCGTCAGCGAGTTTCCGTTCGGCTGTCTTGATAGCTCCGGAGAGCGTCCAGCCCTGGGAAACACCAACGACACGCGGGCCGCCAATCCCGCGCTCTGAAAGGGCATCCACGATGGCTCCGACCCCCATGGGATCAAGCCCGACCATGGCGAGTTTGCCGGACTTATTCACACCACCGAGCACATCGGCTAGATGCTCGATATCCATACCGGGCTCCTGGACGATGACCAGATCACCCGATGTCACAAAATCCTGTAACTGGGACGCCTCGCGTTTGCGCAACTGGAGGACGCCTTCCATGACCCAGCTTTTCGACCACTGGAGCCATTCGGCCGTAACACTGTCCCGACCCATGATGGTTAAAGAAAGCAGATCGTCCAGGCCGCCACCGTCAATCCCGGCAACAATTACGTCAGACCGGGCAATGATCTCGGCAATGGTCAGATCAGGATCGGCCTGCGCCTCCCAGTAATCCGCGCCAGCCCAGCGGTCATTCCTGAGGGCCAGACCAATTTCGACATTCAGGTGCTGAGAGGCCCAGCGGATCAGTTCCTCAAGGCTATCGGCTTTGGCCTTCGCATAGTCCTGTTTCAGGCGCTCGACCGTGATAGAGCGTCCAGCGTTCGGAAGGACCATGTGCCAGCAAGCCGGGTCTTCCCACGCCGCAGGCTCACCGGGCAGGGTTGACGGCTTCTGGAGATCTTCCGGCAGCTCATAAATGATTGGCAGCGTATGACCCTGCACAAGGCCATCCCGGATGGAGCGGGCTTGCGCCAGATCGGCCTTAAAGACACCACGCGGCGGCTTTTCGCTTTGCGTGGTGATGATCAGCAAGAATGCCTCTGGCTGGCTGATCATACCGCCACGTATCTGCCCCATGACGCGGCTTGCATCCGACTTTTCTGCGATAACGTGCTCTTCATCGACCAGAATGCCAGAAGGCTTCACGCCGGTCATGACATCCGGAGAGAACGTCTTAATCTGGAGCGTTGCCTTTGTTGGCAGATAGGTGATTGTCTTTTTATGCTCCTGAATATGAAATCGTCGCCTTAGCCCCTTATCAAGATCTATCATTCCAGCAGACTGGTCGAACGCGAGCTGAGCGATTTCCTTTGTTGGTGCGACATCCAGAAATTCGGCTCTTGGACGGTCATTAATCAGCACAGACGTAAGCATCAGCCCCGCGCCGAGTGTGGTTTTCGCGTTTTTTTTCGGCACAAGAAGGAATAGCTCACGGATCAGCCGTTGCCGCGTTTCTGGATCGAAAGACCCGTGCAGTGCAAAAACGATTTCGCGAAACCATTCACCGGCCGCATCAGCCATCAGGGGAGTGCCAACAACATCCGGGATACGCAGACGGTCAAAAATTCTGACTGCCAGCGCACCGCGCTCAACATTCAGATCTGGCAGCGACGGCATGAGGGATCGACCGGACCTGATGCGCTCCTGCCAGTCCCGGCAACTCAGATCCCATGCCATCAATGCACTCCGTTTTTACGCTCCAGTTCTCTTGCCTGAGCTTTTGGGGTTAGGACCGTATCCCAGTCATCGGCCATGCTAGTTTGCCCATCACCTTCAGCCTCTTTGGGTGCCAGTCTGGCATGGACAAACGGCGCAGCTTCTTGCGCCGCTTTGTAACGAATATCGAACGGCGCTTCGTTGTCCCGGAAAACCGCCTTGAAAAATTCGAGAGGCGTAAGACGCGAGACATCTTCGATATGAGGGCCGTTATATTCGGGCGGCGCTTCCTTTTTGGGCCGACCAGCGCCGTCGCGTGGGCCGCCACGAGCCATGATATCTCTCCTTTGATTATTTGATTATTTTTCAAACAGCAGAAAAAATCTGTGCGTGAGCCTGGAGCGGTTGGGGTGCCCGGAAGGCTGGGAAGATTTGACCCGCCCCCACCAGTAAGCGGCTGGTCGGTCAGGTCAGGAAAAACCGCAGAAATCCGTACGTTTCAGCGCCCGTATCGTTCTTTCATACGAGACGCACGAACCTTGGCTGTCTTTTTCGTGTGACAGGATCCGCAGAGCAGGCGGATGTTGGCTGGGTCGAGTTGTGATCCACCATCCTTCAACTCATGGATATGGTCTCCGAATAGGCGAACATCTGATCTGCCACACTGCTGGCAGGCATTACCCCGTGCAGTCACTAACTGGCGCATCAGATCGCGCCACGCCTTAGAGACGTAGAACGGATCAACACGTTTTGGCGGTGGGCTGGCGATGCGCGTATCAATAGTGGCTAGACCAGGAGACAGGCATTTGAGGCGTGGAGCCATTGCAGTGCTCCGAGCAATAAAAAAGGCCGTGTAGCCTCTTGGCTGCATGACCCCACATCATGGTGCTTAAAACACTGCATTTTGGGAAGTTTGGGAAGTGAAAAATGCAGTCAGGCGTAAATTTTTTTCGTGATAGTGGCTAACCCTCTGTGAAACCAGCTTTTTATGGTGTGATGATTTTTACCCATCGTATCACCAATCTGTCGCCAACTGTACCGGTGGCGGCGCGTCAGTGGGTGGATCATCATCCAGAGCAGCACGACGCGGCGATGCCCGGCATCCTGAATGGACTGGACCCAGTCAAATGCCTCATCCATGCGGCTAATAGCTGCGGCAGATGGCATTGGTGGCCGGATTTCGCTTTCGGCTGTCAAAGACAGGAGATCATCCAGTTCCATCAGCGTGTCACCCCATGCCGCACAGCGACTGGAAGGGCGGATGCCATGTGCTGGCAGACAGGCGAGGGTAAAACCTGCCTCAAACAAGCGCTGCTCTACTGCATGGGCTATTTCGGCCCCGCTCATCGGTTTGCAGGCAATCATTTCTGCTGGCGTTCCATTGGTTCCCATGCGGTTCCCTAACAGTTCCCTATAATATCTATATTTATTAATGAGTTAGAAAGAAAGGGAACTAGGGAACCAAGGGAACCGACATTTTCTCACGGAACAGGAGGCAAGAGATGCATTTCTCCGTGAGGCGCGGATAGCGGTTCCGTTAGTGCGTTTTGGTTCCCTTTAGGAAAATACAACAACTAAAGAGAACTTGTTACGTTCCCATGTGGTTCCCTAGTTCCCTTGAACCATCATTCTCCGTCGTCAGAAAGGCCCAACTCGCAGCATCGGACCCAGAAGCATCCCTTATGCTTCATTTTTCCGATGTTGATTGCGCGCTCTTCGCCTTTCTTGTTTTTCGGCGGCGGCCGGTAGCTCTCCATTCTGGCAAACTCATAAATGTATTTCTGGCCAGCGAATGTCGTATCCTTGAACAGAGCAGCCAGCATAGCGTTGCGCGGCCAGATCCACAATCCATCCCCATCACTTGCGCGCAGGGCAGGCTGCCCGCTTCTGCCAGGAGGCTCATCTGCTCGCACGACCCGGATTCCGTAACTAGCAAGAACTGCCGAGACATTATCGCGAGAGTAACCAACGTCCTGAAATTCTGCATCTTCCTGCATGCGCGACCTGTCAGGTTCCAGCATGCGGCTGATCAGCACGTTGAGTGGTTGCCTGTCGGTGGAGCGGTTCATTTGCACTTTTTGAGACAGAAGGAAATCAATCATCTGCTGGGTGCCGCTTTGCGTCATGACCTGATCTGCGCTGCGGATATAGCCAATCACGCCCTGCACAGCATCATCGGCTTCGCTTTCTGTAGGCACATGATCATGCGTGAGAGTCCACCAGCCCGCCAACAGAGACCCCATCTGATCCATCTCACGCGGCTGACACCCTGCTTTACCGATGGCGGCACGGAGGACGACGCGGGCTTCACGATAACGCTCCCACGCGGCGATGGCTCGCCCCCACATTGCTGGCCCGATGTCTTTTGCCCACGCGGCCAGATCACGATGTTCTGCTGTATGGTCCGCACCTTTGTGAGCAGCAACCATTTCTACAATAGTGAAACGGCCCAGATGCTGCGCCTCCATATCTGGTGGACGGATTGAGGCCATAATAATGCTGCCAGCAACGGAGATTTTGCGGGCAATACCATCCGACCCACCGCGCGCGCCCTTTGTTCCTTCTCCGCCAGTAGCAGACAGAACGAGATCCAGCAGGGCACGGGCTGCACGCTGATCCACACGATCAGACGCTTCATCCACAAGCATCGGGATTGCACGACCATCCACCGTCTGCTCAATTCCTGCCTTAGAGGCATCATTGGTTGCAAACTTGAGCGGTATGGCACTTTTCAGAACCTCTAACAGTGAAGATTTGCCGCAACCCGCGCCACCAGTCAGGAAGCCAGCAGGGCGCCATGGTATGGCAGCGCCATAATACGCACATGCCAGCATGCCCATAACAATGACATCACTACCGGGAATACGAAAATTCCAGAGGTCGCGGATACTTTGCTGCATCGCACGCGCTTCAGCGGCTTCACATGGGGCAGCGGGGCGAGGCTCGGGAGCCGCAGCGGCCCATATCTGATTCCCGATGCGCGTGCCAGGGCGTTCCAACTTGGCACCAACCAGAACACGATCACCACAATGGACAATAGGCATGCCCTTTGGATCCGGCCACACGCCAGGACGCCTGATCTGGATATGATCGCCATATAGACCGGCGCGAAAACACTCACGCTGGAGATACTCGGCAGCAAGATTGATTTTGAAATCAACAACAATATCGCGGCTAGTTTCCTCACCATCAGCGCCTTTTTCTTTTATTTTAGCAGTCTTGGGGAATTTTGCTTTCAGCCATGTGATGTTTCCACCAAACAAGGCAACCAGATCTGCACGTCTGGTCATTTGCGCGGCCTTCAGCACGCGCAACTGGCCCACGCGGTCCAGAAAGTAAAATGCACCGTCCAAATGCCCGATGGTAACAACCGGGCAGTCTTCTTCCACTTGCGGTGCTTCGGGTGGTCCACCACCGCCGTTTCTGTCTTTGCCGCCTTCAATAATCTGGAAATGCCGGTCGGCAGAATGAATTGCAGACCTGATATCCGATAACGCATCACCCGAGGACATCATTGAAATCCTTACCCTTAGGCGGCTTGGCCACGCGCACATCACGCCCATCTTGCAGGTAATGGTCTATTGCCCTGCGTAGGCCCTGTTGTGCGGCTGGCGCTTCATCACGGTCTGCCAGGATCAACACATTACGTGCGGCATCTGGCAGGCGGACTGAGCCGAGATTTGAAAGAGAAACTGCTGCGAGAATACGCAGATCCGGGCAGGCGAGGGCGACAGACAGACACGTTTCAATGCCTTCGCCTATCGCAATCACTTCCCCCGGCTTGATCTGTTTTAGCGGTGTCCCTGCTGCGCCTTTGCGCAGAGGGATATACCCGCCAGACATTCTGCCCAGCACCTTTTTGGCGCATTGCAGATTGGCTTTGGTCCATTGACCACCATGCTGGCTGAGCCATGTCTGGTGAACAGCAATAATCTTGCCCTCCAGATTGGAAATGGCAGCCAGCATGGCAGGCAATGAAGCACGAACTTCATGGCAGTAATGGTTAGGGGCAAAGCGGAGCGCACCAGGTGGGTGATCAAGTTTTGATAAATCTATCCGCCTGCCCGCCAAATAGGCGGCAACAGGGGTGCCTATGATATCCGGGCAGGCATCCAGCCACATCTTGCGGGCCGTTGCACGGTTGTTCTTTTCATGGGCCTGCTGTTCTTTCTGGGCCGCTTCTGACTTTTCCTTAATTTCGGCACGGCGTATGGCAACTGTTTCATTTGTCAAACCCAGCCAGTTAGAGGCCCATCGGTAGGCTTCAGATAGGTCACCACCCGTCAGACAGGCTGCGACCAGATCTAGTGGGTCACCCGACTGCCCAGCGGAAAAATCCTTCCACACGCCAGCCTTTGCGCCATAAAGATGCACAGACAGTGATTTTCCAGCTTCGCCCGCTACAGAACCGCACTGCCATTCTGCGCCATTTCGGCGACCACCCGGCAGCAATTCACGAGCAAGCTGCTCCATGCTCTGGGCAAGCATTGCCGATAGTTCGGCAGCAGATAGCTTGGCCCGGTTCACGCTGGCACCTTGGCGATTGTGAACCGCAGAACAGGCGCGCCATAGCCAAGCCTGCCCAGTACAGGCGCAAAACCACGGATACCATTCAGGATATTGCTGAGATGTTGCTCTGAAATGCCAAATTCTGGCGCAGCAGCGCGTTGTGACCCGACAGAGCGGATAAAACTATTCAGATTTTCTTGAATTTCCCACCCGGTAGCAAGGCGACCGGCCTGAGCAACAACCGGATAGCGCAGAACCTTCGTTAAACCAAGGGCTTTTGCAACATCATCCCCAATCACTTTGAGGGCAACGGCATCACGCACGGATTGCGGCTTCAAGTTATGCTTTCTTGCAAAGGCAGCCGCACCTCCAGCCTGACGCGTGGCAACATTGATGCGTGCGACAAAATCCACACCGTTGAGCAATACCTCAGACATGGGCAACAGCCTCATTCGATTTCTGTTTGCGGCCTAGCCCAAGCGCAGACCGACGCTGATACACAGCGCGTTCTGAAACTTGCAACTTACGGGCCTGACGTTTGATGCTTAACCCGGCCCGATCCATGCGACGCAGGGTGCCGTCTAATGGCCGCCAGTCTATGGCTTGACGCCCCATCAGGCCGCACCCGCTTCTGGATTTTCAGATACAATATGCGGTTTGTTTGCAGAAACGATCTTCCCCAGCGTGCCCTGCATATGCTGGGAAACCAGAATGACATTGCCCAGGCAGCGGATAAGTTCCTGCGCTTCATGCACGTCAATCCGCTGATCCTCCAGCGCCTCAAAGCCCCGCTGGATGGTCAGGCTGGCCTCACCAGCAAACTTGGCCATATCCTTGGGAATGTGGCCTTCACCAAAATGGAGCGGCACAAGACCAAACCCTTCCGCATGCGCCATGGCGGCAAGAATAAGAGGCGACTGCGCACAGTTATCAAGCACAACTGCTACATCGACCGGCACAATCTGCGGGCTGTTCCGGTTGCCGTAATCGCTGAGCTGCGAGCGCCCTACACGGACAATGCTGGCAGCAGCGTCAATGCCGCCAATGCGCTTCAGCGCTTCTTTGACGGCGGTTTTAATGGCAGGAACTGGCATTATGCACACCTGCCAGCATCGCAGGTTATGACATTGCCGCCGCAGCTTATACCGTCCATCATGTGTGTTAACACACCATGAGGAAATGCGACTGTGATTGAACTTGAAGAAAGAGTGGAAGCCCTAGAAGATCTTTTTAAAGAAACACTGGCGTCCGTCGCGCAGGTACAGGCGCAGAACGCCATGCTGGCACAGGTTACAGGCGCAGCTTTAGCACGCGCCTGTGCAAATAACCCTAACCCAGCACACGTCATGGAACAGCTCCTGCAATTGTTTGATGATGCCTGTCTGGGCACCGCAAATCTGGTTGAACGGGATGAACTGGGGCTGTGTGATGCCCAGAAACAAATGGTTGATGTTGTGCGTCTTTCCGCCGAAGGCACACTTGATGGTATTTTGGCGTCATGGTTCCAAAGGGGCGGCTAAGCCATGCGCAATGGAGGGCATTCATGGTGCCGAATTTGCATGTGAGCGCTGGCGCAAAGCTTTAATAGCCAGTTGTCCGGCAAGTGCCGCTACAAAGCAGGCCTGATCTTCTGGCGCTGCCGTGCGGTAACAATCCATGATATACTCAACGAAATCATCCGCGCGCTGGGTTTTCAGAAGTGCAGAAATTTTCTCGTCCCAACGCGCCATAGACTGACGGTAATAATTTTGATCACACATAGAGAGAGCCTTCATGGAGCAAGAAATTTTTGATTGTCCTCATTGCGGAACTAAAAAAATTTGTGGACCGACTTCGATCTTGGGGTGTTTCAAGGTTGATAATGTTGAGTATTTGTCGGCCGCATGGATGTGTAGAAATCCACGTTGTCAACTCTCTACGGCTTTGCTTCTTAAGCAGATCGGCAGAAAGGGGATTCATGTAGGAGAGCGCACTTTTAGTGGTTTTAACGATGGTTATTTGTATGAAGTGCAAGACATGTGGCCCAAGCCGCCACAGCCACAAGTTTCTGATGACCTTCCAAAAGACGTGCGCCAGTGCATGCTTGAAGCTGAAGACGCACTTATATCTGCGGCTCCCCGGCTTGCACGGGGTGCTTTCCGAACCGTTCTGGACGTAGCTACCAAGGAAATTGTTCACAAGAATCCGCATTGTCTTGATGGTTCTGACCCGACAAGACTCACCCTGAATAGTAGAATTGAGAAACTGGCCAAGCATCATTTGCTGACTGCCTCGCTTAAGAGTTGGGCGCATACGGTCCGCGGTATTACTAATGAGGATGTTCATGGTCCGGGTGTGGTTACCAAAGCAGAAGCTGAGGAAATTGCCGAAGTTACACGGATGATTCTGAAGTATCTTTTCGAACTTCCGGCGTCCGTCGAAAAGATGCGTGAAGCTGCACAGGGTCGAAAAGAAGCTGCTGAAGGGGCTTAATCGGACACTATCCGGCTGACAGGCCGGGGCAGCAGGCGTACGGGGAGGGTCATGAGGTTTCATGCTGCTGCTCCATCTGTTTTGGGGAAGTTAGTGGCGCAGGCAGCGGCATTGCGGCCGCCACCTGCTACGTCCATCATGGGATTGCACACACCATGAAAGGACGATTCCGATGTCTGATAACCCCAAAGACCCGGAATTACTTGAGGCTGAACGCGCTCTTCGCCAGATACAGGACGAAAAAGAGGGGATACTGTACGTCCTACGCCTAATAATAAAAGTATCACCACCGGATCTACAGCAAAGTCTTTTGGAGGTATTGCAGGATATCTGCGCAAGTCACCGCTGTCCGCCCGGAGCACAGGATGCCTTAAAAACTGTAACTGCTGCGCTATCACCACGAGCTTCTCTTCACTAAGTTTTGGCAAACTTGCGGTGGGTTTTCAGAAATGGGAGGCAGCCACGGATTTTTGGCGTGGTTCCGCTCGACCTTCTCGTAAAATTCTGGCCACGTTTCGTTCAATGCGCGCTGCCATTTTTTCGCATTCTGCTCACGTTTCCACTGAGCGTAAGGCGTTAATAACCACACCATTGATGGCAGTCGTCCGACGCGCTGCAGGCCGGCATACGCAACATGGAAAGTACGAACAGCACCCATAACAACATGCAGCCTTGCCAGATACAGCATGCGGCTGCGGCGACTAGAGCCCTTCACAGCACACCGGACACCATCCGGCTGACGACGAGGGCTGAATGCGGCATGTTTATTTTTATGGATGATCATGCCGTCACCTTTGGGGCTGGATTACGATATAGGTCTGGGCGTAATTCCTCGCGAGGGATGCTGAACTTCTTTTCAATCGCAATAATATGCCTGTCGGGAATTTTGTTCCATTTCAGCACGGCGGTATGGGAGCGGAGGCCAAGGCCTTCCGCTAATTTTTTGCACCCACCTACACGCTTTCTGAGTTCTGACGGTTTCATAGAAAACATGTCACATATACTGACATTAGTAGTCAATCAAAAATGTCACCCTACTAAACTCACAGTCCTAAAATTTCGGGCAAAGTGTCATAATGAATGACACGCAAACTATGGGTGACCGCCTTCGGCTATTAAGAAAGGAACGCGGCCTTACTCAAATCGAAGTGGCCGTAGCGTTAGACGTCAGCAGATCTCACATTACTCAAGTTGAACTCGGTGCCGATCCGGGATTTGCGTTATTCGTTCAGCTTGCTGATTTCTATAATGTTTCCTTGGATTATCTTTATCGTGGCTTTGGATCGCCGTTTCCGAGCGCGGATAAAAATTGTCAACCTCCTTATTCTGCTGAAGAACTGGCCCTTATCGAACTCTGGCGTGAAATGGGCGAGGACCAGAGAAATCTTATCCTCACTCTCATTGAAAAAGCCGTCAGGCCGAATGTTGCTTGATAAATTTCGAATTGGTTGTGCCAAATCCCGAATGTCCTAGTCTTCTTGAATAGAAGGCACAGTCCCTGCGGAAGCCAAGAACTCAGGCTCGCCATACTCTCCGGCGGCTTCATCAACCAGCATTCTTACTACTTGACCACCAGCCACTGATAGCGACTTATTCTCAATTTTTTCGATCCACCTCAGAGCTTCACCTTCTGATTGGCACATAATCGGACTCCCGGGCTCAAGAGCTTTGTTCTTGCCCCTTAGCCTCCATACATACGGCATGAATACGATTCGCTGGGTTGCATTCATAGAATTCTCCTACTCTTTTGTTCTCATTATGTTCTACAGCAATGACATATGGAGGAACAATCTGAAAATAAGAATGTTACATATACAAACATTTCTCCTTGACTAAGTATGTTAGTATAAGTGACATTGGCTCCATCGCCATGACACTGTGGAGGAATGAATGACTGATACAGCGATTTACCAGATCAAGAAGTTTGATGATGGCTTTGTTCTAGTCGAGATAAAGAAAAGCCATGGCAGCCCGGTAACACAAGTGCCTTATTCCATTGAGCAAGAAGCTGAAAGCGGCGTACGAGCGGCGACCAACCCCGCAGTTTTTCTGTCGAATGGTCGCAAAACTGCGGCCCTTGATCTGGTCCGAAAAATAACACGCCTGTTTATTCAGAATGATCACTTGGAGGCTTCGGCCCTTCTTACCGCAAGAAAGAGCGTGGAAGATCTGGTTACAGCTTCCATTGCTGAAATCCGTAACCAGCCGGAATGCGTTTTGCCAGAGGCAGAGTAATTCAGCAGGCTAGATGTTGAATCGGCAGAATATTAGCTATGGGTTTCGAGGTAAGCCTCACGAAGTGCATCAAAATGCTCTTTATAGGTCTGCTTCAATGCTTCCTTTTTGTAAATTGCACTAAGGTTGCTCGATCTGTTTTCTGTTTTGCCATCATCTTCTGCACGCTCGTTTCTTTCATGTGCACGCAGAAATTCAGCAGTGATTGTTGCAGCCGCCTGAATAAGCGCCGCTTCAATTTCGGTTTTGAGGTCTTTTTTAGACACTGGTTTTCCTTTCTCGACTCTGCTGGCGCAACGAGAATGGGGAAAATGGGCGGATTGGGCAACCAGTCCGCCTAGTGGGAGGAATGAATGTCTCTGTTTGCAGAAACCCGCCTAGTATCGGATGCCGCGCTAGAGCGCGCCCGGTCTGCCGGTCAGCTTATTAGTCTTTTGGGGCCACTGCTTGACCCAACCATTGAAATACCCAGCGCCATACAGGCCGCCCGCGTGCAACGCGCCGCACTGCGGTTGGTGGATGCTGCATTAGAAGAAAACGGGGCAGATGCCACCCGTTACGTTGGGTTTGGTATTGCTGCCCTGTACGTTGGCATGCGTCCATCAGAATTTGATGCCATCTGCACAAAAGGCAAAGGCCCATCCTGTACCTTGGTTGAGGGCAAAGCGCTTTTCAAAGCGCGTGATCTCGATGCGTGGCTGGAGAACCTGAAGGTGGCAGGTTCTCAATGACTGTATCGTCCCCACACCCTAGAGATACGCGTTTTGTGCGTAGCGTTGGCGTGCAGGTGCGTCGGTATCTGGTAGTCGATCTGAACGGCCAGACCAGATCATTGACTGAACACCAGATGCAGCAACGGCGTATCCTGCTTAGTCTTTATGATTATGATGAAAAATATCTGATCAAATATTATCCAAAACTGGAAAATCGCCACCCAGTAAAAGACTGGGATGAAGCAGCCGTGGCTGACGCATTGAAACGCATGGCCCTGACGGCTTGCTACCATCACCGTGTGGAAGCGCATCTTACGTTACGTAGAAAAGGATTGCGCGCATGAACATGCAAGCGGAGTACTGCCCGGATATCCTTAATCTGCCATCAAAGCATGGTGAAGGGATATTGACCTCTCTGCGCCATACGGAAAAATTCCTCGTCCGACAAACACGAGGAAAGAATGGGTACAGAAGACAATACGCAACTAGAATGCGACCAGTTAAAGGAGTTTATTGCAATTGCAGAGGCGCGATTGAAAGAGATCAACGACGCCCGAGAAAGTATGGTCAGAACAATAGCCATCTCAGGCGGTTGGGTAATGGCTATTCTGAGTCTTATTTCAGGCCGAGTGATCGCTGCGCCGGAGATTATACAAAAGAACGTCACCAATTTTACAATATTCACGGCATCGTCTGGATGCTTGTTAATGAGTATTGTGATGATTTATTTTGTTCATCAGGGTCTGAAAATACCTTCATCTCCAAAATGGATGGGGCAAAAGAAAATTTTCGAAGAAGCCCTGAGCTTGTTAAAACAAAACCCTGTATTAACGGAAATAGAGCGTCTAAAGAAACGACAGGAAATTTACGAGTTAGTTATAGCCAACGATACGGAATTACTAGAGGAACTGAGAGAGTTTTACAGAAAACTAATAATGTCTTTCTTTATGGTCATGCCGATTGTTTACTTTTCAATCGTCATTGGCTCCATTGTGTTTCCGTATATTCATCACCCGTAAGTTCGAAAATAGGTAATAATATTCAGACTTCTAATATGCAGATTGGAAGTTTGAATACCTAAGTTATAAAATAGAACAACAATCCTTTTTGGTTTGTAAAAACAAATATTGGGAATAATGAAAATGCAGAACGTAAATCAGTTTGAGCGGCACCGGGCCGCATTGGAACAGTGCATCCATAATTCTGTGCATGACGCTGAAACCCGCAACACAATGCTGGCCCACATCGGCCAGATGGGCGCAGCCATGCACGCCGAAGAACGCACAGCAGATTCAGCGCTACGCACACACCATGTAACCACCCGACATGGCGGACTCATGAACTGGATACTAAGCGTGCAGGAACGCGCAGCATGAAAAACGCACTATGCACCGCTACCAAATATCACTGACCGGAACAGGCGGTGGTCGGTTTCAGGCAGTCCTGACAGACCATGCCACAAACTGGCAGATTGTGTTTGGGGATTGCCGCAGAGAAATGCATAACGGCAAACAGATATGCGCAGGCCCACAAACAGACGGCCGTAAACTCTGGATGCTGGAAATGCAGAAAACGCCTGATGGTTTTTATCAGATTGACCTAACAGACGTGCCACAATGGCTGATCCGCTTTGATGAATGTGAGCTGGATACCCTGGACGGACAGCAATGCATCATCGGTTGGGCAGACCAGGCAGAGCCGCTGGAGATAGGAAAGGAGACCCCATAGCCAATGGATATGCTTGCACCAATCAAACGCAAAGTCCTGCGTGCGCGTGATGCTGCCGAGTATCTGGGAATTTCCGTTTCAGCTTTGAGATCTCTGTCGCGAGAAAAAATTCCTGCACTTACTATCACGCCAGGACGAAGGGTCTGGCTGGTGAGTGATCTCGATACGTACCTTAGTGAATGTGCGGGCCGTGCCATTAAAGATACGCCAGCCAACCCATGGGATAAAATTTTTGCAAACCGTCAAACTCAAATATCTGAAAATATACAGGGATAATCGTGGGAAGACCCGATATTATGTCCGGCGAACAGGCTTTGAAGATATTGCTTTACCTGATGCGTCATCACCCGAATTCATGGTGGCTTATGGGGAAGCACTGAAGATAATATTGATTCCTAAGAAACAAAAACTCGCTGAACCTTCAACTATCGGGCTCAATCGTATCAAAATTGGATCACTGGAATCTCTGATTGTCGCATGGCAGAAATCAAGTGATTACGCTGTTCTGAAAGACAGCACGAAGGCCGTTTATAATCGACTTCTGAACAGAATACGCTCTGACCCGATAGGGCAGGGGCCGTTTATGGACATGCAGCCCGAACATGTACGGATGGCCATTGACGCGCTGGGGGACGCCCCAACTACCAGAGCGCGGATAAGACGCTTGCTTAGTCAGCTAATGGACTACGCAATAGAGAGCGGCTGGAGGCAGGACAACCCGGTTGCTTCCGTCAAAGTGAAACGCAGAAAAAGCGTTGGCATCCACCCGTGGACAGATGCAGAAATAGAACAATATCTGGCGCAGTGGCCGCCAGGAACGCCGCAGAGGCTCGCCTTGAGCTTGATGCTCTATACAGGGCAAAGGCGCAGTGACGTCGTGCGCATGGGCCCATCGGACGTCCAGCATGGCATGATCTACGTTAACCAGGAAAAGACCGCGGCCAGTCTGTGGATACCGATTCATTCAGACTTGCAAGCCGAACTAGATCGTTGGCATGGCAAAGGGCAGACCTATTTGTCCCGAACAAGCGATGGTCAACGCTATACAGCCAATGGCTTCTATAACGTCTTTAAAGATTGGTGTGCCGTGGCGCGGTTGCCTATGCGGTGTTCACCCCACGGTCTGCGCAAAGCGGCGGGCCGCCGTCTGGCTGAAGCAGGGTGCACACCGCATCAGATTGCTGCAATTCTTGGGCATAAAACACTGTCAGAAGTGATGCGCTACACGCAGTCTGTCAGGCAGAAAAAACTGGCTCAGCAAGCAATGGGAAAATACGAAAGAGTGTCTAGCCAGAAGTGAAGACTGTCTAGCGATGCCCTTAGGCATTGATAAATATATATTTTTATAATGATTGGCGGACCCGAGAGGATTCGAACCTCCGGCCTTCAGATTCGGAATCTGACGATCTATCCAACTGATCTACGGGTCCACGGCCACTTACCTAGCGCAAAGCAAGCAAGCTGCCAAGCCCGTATTCCACGCGGATGCAGATTCAGGGTGCCTCAAGCGCAAAAATAGTCTGATTTGCCTGTGAGGTGCCATGAACGGGACGCCACCTCATTTGCTTTCTGTCATTGTGATATCAGACGGGTTGATCTCTGGTTCGTTGTGGGCTTGTAGCGCTGGCTGATGCCTCTCTTTGCCAGAAGCGTCGTCTTTCCGTGGTGCGGGTGGGGCGCACTCTTCATTGCCCTGTGGACGCCCTAATTGCTGTTGCCCCATTCTTTGGTGGCCGCCAAAACCACCGATCATCGAAGGGCCCATTCTCATCGATCCAGAGGACCCGTTGCCCATTTCTGGAAAGTGGCCTCTCATTCCGTCTGGGGAAGGCCCACGGTGCTGACAGTTTTGCGTCGTATCATTCTCATGAGCGCAAGCTGTCAGTCCTATGACTGTAATAAATAAAAGTAACCCAAAAATGGAAAAGGAACGTCTCATATGCGTCTCTCACGCTGTTTATCCAGCGGCTCTGTCGTGTGTGGCTACTTAAAGCATGAGCGCAAATGAAAGAGAGAAAAAAGGAATATTTTTCTAAAATTCCCTATAATTTTCTGAAATGACACTTTTGTATCGAAAAAATCTGGGGATATTATTTTTCTCAGCCACCCAAAAAGGACGACTTCATTAAGCCGTCCTTTTGATTCAGGTATAAGACTGCGTTAGGGATAGGATATTAGTTGCCGCCCTGATTGTCATTCTGCGGACCGTGCCTTTCGTTAAACTGACCGCCGTCTTGGGTATTCTGATTTCCAGACTGGTTATTTCCGTTTCTGCCATTGTAGCCACCACGGTTGTTACCAAAGCTACCGGAGTTTTCACGGTTGCTGTTCATGCGTTCCATGCCACTACGATTGCCAGAGTTTGATCCCATGCCTTGCATGTTGCCCATCTGACCATGAGAACCGCCCATATTTCCCATGCGGTTATTCATGCTTCCTCCTTGACCACCTTCACGGTTGCCATGCCGACCAAAATTTTCACTTTGAGACTGCTGGTCGTTGTCTTCCTGTGCATGCGCCAGAACCGGGACTGCGCAGAGTAATGAAGCTGTCAGAAAAAGTGCTTTCTTGATCAT